GCCTACAACCAAAAGTCGGAGGAATGATCAGCCGCACTTGTTGTCCTAGCACATAGTTTACGTCTTCTGTCGTCGTTACAATCGTCGTTTGTCCTAGCGTTACACCTGAAATGATAAATCTACTGGGCTGGTAATATTGCGCCTCAATCGAAACATTCGAATACGCAGGAATCGGATATGAAATTACCGTGTCTGTTGTCATATAAACCTAAATGGGGAGAGTTTTACCCCTCCCCATAAGATGCAATAAAAAATTTATTGTTACAACACTAATTACACAACGTTGATGTCGTGGTAATATGCCTTCCAATAAATTACATCGGACGCAGCACCAACCAAGACAGCAGATGTAGCAGTCACCGCAGTACCTGCACCAATAATAAACCCTTGTGAGGTGTTATTGATGAATGCACCTTGAATTGCAGGACCGTTAATTGTGCTAACTTGTGTAGTACCAATTGGAGTTGTGTACGGAGCAGGATAAAGAGCGGAACCGCTAGAAATCTGCACGCCACCAGTGTTAATATCGCCTACAGCAACAATCTGAGCGTAGCTAAGTCCTGGGACTTGAGAAACGGTTGGATTGCTATTGAAAGCGGTATAGCTGGTAGAATTAACGTTCACAACAACTGTATTGTAATCCGTCACCGCAATAACATAGCCATACACAGGTGATCCTGGGATAGTGTTATTAGGTAGAGAATTAAGTTCAGTTGTACCCCAAAGAGACGGAACTCTGAACGCTACTTCTTGGCCTACAACAAAGTTGTGAGCTGAAGCAGTGTCAATAGTTGTAGTCGTCCCTGTAGTAATTGCACTAATTACAGTTGCACCAGGAGCATAAAGCGCCGGGTAAAGAACCTTCTTAACATATGCCCCAGTTGGAGAACCGCTCAAAGCTGTGTAGCTAGATTGGTTTGTATTCCATGGAATTGTAAAGGTGGTTGCACCTGTTTTAGTAATAGTAAACGGAATGTCGCAAATTTGTGGCATACCAGTCGTAGAAGACTGATAAAGACCTGTGAAAATCACAACGTCACCAGAAGCGTAACCATGCGCTGACGCAGTAGTTACAACAGCAGGAGATGCTTTAGTGATTCCAGAAATCTGAATCCTTGTACCATACTGAAGTGCTAGCCCCGCTGAAAATGTAGATACACCGTTAGCAATAATGCTATCGTATGTAAGTACAGGTGTAGCGTTAAACACTTGCGGAATAGCAAAGCCTTGGCCCATATTAGCATCCCAAATTGCATAAGGAATACCGTTTTGAGCAGGCGTTGCAGCCGCTGTATAGTTCAAAATCTCTACATAATCAGGCTGAAAAGGCAAATTAATTACCTTAGCTCCACCAGTAGAAACAAATTTACCCTTCGCCATTCTTGAATATTCAGTCATTTTATACCCCCAATGAGCTTGCGCGTGTGCACAAGAGGTTTCTAATGGCTGTATCTTGTGTGATTGCTTGCGCTTGAGCAAACTTCACGGCAAGAGTAGCGTTTTGTGCCAGCATACCACTGTAGTATGGGTCACGGTAAATAAGTTTCATGCTGTAACCATCTTGGGAGATGTGCGTTACCGCTTGTTTACCTAATACTGTATTGTAATACACGTCAGCTGAGTTAACAGTTGAGGCATTACGAGCAACAGGAGCTTCGGAGCTTGTAAGCACGCGGATATTATACGCAGAGCCATACTCACTAGGAAGTGCTGAAGCATTTGTTGGGTAGTTCCATTGGCTAAGGAAGCCAGAACCTACTAAACCATCGAAATCAGATTGTAGCTCTGTGCTAGACAGCATAAAGTAAGCTGAACGCACAGGACCTGTACCGAAACGATCCATTCCTTCAATGCCTGACATAAATTTGTAAGCGTTGTTAGTATCCAAAGTAGTTGCAATTAGTGAAAAGTCGCTCATACCTAGGTTAGTGGGGTTATCACCATTTGAACCGCCCCCAGCATTAATCTGAGAAGCTGCTGAAACGATGTAGTCACGGAGGATCAAATCTTCCGCTTGTCTCATCGCAACAGCTAAACGCTCTGACACCCACGCCAAAACACCTTCTTGGTCTTGCAAAATAACTTGCTCGTTCAAGATGCACCCTGTACCGAAAAAGGCCATTTGAGCATCTATGATATCCCTCTGAGGCACTTGAGCTGGGGGGTCGATACCCGCATTACCCAATTGTACCGTAGGAGGTGTTAGAGACCGAGGTCTCATAAAACGGCATGTTGTACCGCCATTAGCCGGCATCGACACTTTGTCGCAAACGGTAATGTAATTCATTGTAGGAGTCGGAACATAGAGCATGGCAGGCGCAAGCGACTGCAAGATCATAGGGCCGAGATTCCCAGTAGTAGTAATAGACATTATTTTATCCCATTGTGAGATTAAATATTGATATGTGATCAGTGGACGAGCTTAATTACATCCGTTCTCGATCATATCTGACTGGGATTGCGAGCACCCATAACGCGAAAAATTGGCAAAATGGCTCTTTAACAACCACCTTACATAAAACACCTAATCCATAACGGAGGATCGCCGAAATTTTAATATACACAATTGGTGTAATATCCTGTCAATTTAAATATTCAAAATATTACACCAATGTAAAACCGCTTTACAACCTCATCATCTTCTTGAGTTCTTGCATTTTCTTGTATGCTTGCTCTTGTCCTTGCTGTGAGAAGTCGCCAGTGGTCTGATATGGAGAGGTCCCAACTCCAGACGGTTGGTAGTAAGGGCTACGCTTGTTCTTTTCGATAGTTTCTTGAATGCTAGGAGCGGCCACTTGTGGTTTATGAAGTCCTAAAGCTTTTATATTTTTATATACTAGTTTTTGCCTGTCGAAACCTTCTGGCATATCAAGAATAGTCTCAGCCAGTTCTGGGTCTCTCTCGGCAAATTGATCTGCATGTTTCAAAACGTCGTAAAAATCAGGGTTTTGCTTTAGCCAATTGTTCTTTCTTTCCTCTTTAAGGGCCGTAGCAACAGCGTTCTGTATTTCGCCTTGAGTTTGTTTCATAGCTTGTTCGCCAAATCTTGCAAGAGTCTTATTTAGTTTTTTCTTATCTACATAAGGTTCGTCGTCATTGTCATCATCTTCTTGCGCATGAGATCTCGATCTTTCTTGCAATTGTCTTTCTAGATCCATTCTAGCAGCTCTTTCTTGCTCAAGCTTTTGTTGGTAAGACTGTTCAAGTCTTCGGAAATTTAGCTCTTTATCGCTAGCTGTGTTTTGTGTTTGTGCTTGATTTTGTTCTGTGGGTGCTGACATTATGTGTACTCCTGAAGTCCGTAACGCTGGACTGCGATTGAGGGTTTTTACGCATTAAACTAAAACTTTAATTAATAGGCAACAAAAGGAATATACAATGAAGATAAATAGATTAGAAACGCATGACAGATTAGAACACTTTAAGAAAGATCAAGCTCTCAATATAGCACAAGGGGCAGAAGACTGTTTAAAAAGAAATGACCTGTCATTGGCATTTCAGGAACGTTCTCCTTATATTTATCTGTTTGCCCATCCTAGAACAGCTGAGGACGGTGTTACAAAAATAATGTACTGGCAGCCACGCCTTACGCGTCCCACACCTCAAACAAACTCGTATCTATTCAGAGCTAAATCTAAGACGGATTTAATTGAAATCTGCTGGATGATTCCTCCAGAAGAACAGTGGGCGCAATACAAAAAAGGAAACGTAACCGAAAACGAAATAGTTCTATGGTCCATCGATCAATACGTAAACCACAGAATAGAACTAGAATTGCCACATGCCGAAGACCTTTCAGATGAGACTACAAGGCTAATATACCAGCGCGTAATCAATGAAATGAAACAAGAAAAAGTTTACCAAGATGCCTTTAACCTAGGGATCGTGGTGCCTTCCCAACAGTTTTTGACTTGATTTTTGGCATAGATGATCCGCTTCCTAGCTTGCCAACAGGATTTTTAATACCAGTGCCGTAAAAGTCTCCTACGCCTTTCTTACTGTTAGACGTATGAGCGCTTTTAGGCGCTTTGACTGGCTTAACATTTGTTACTTTATAAGCTGCCATAAACACCTAGCGTATCCATTTTACCCATAGGAAGGGTAGAAACTTCCATCTTAGCGGCTCCATCATGCCCAACAGGCTGAACTTTTCCAACGCCATGACTCCAACCAACATTTACAGCACGGCCTGATCTATCATCATATGATGGGCAAGAGAAATCCCAGGGATTCTTAATGCTTTTTGTTTTCATAGTCTCATTTCCTTGTTTAAAATGTAGGGGTTCCATCAAAGGCAAGTCACCCCAAAACCTCGCCTTAGTTTCTGTGACCAGCTTTTTGTGGATGTCCTGCAACTTTCTTTTTAGCCATTTCTTGTTGGCTCTTGATTGTTTCAGTAGTATCTTCATAATGAGAAAGAGCTCCAAAACCTTCTGCTGATGATTCGCCTTTTGTCTTACATCCCATTGGAAATACTTCACCACTTGCACCTTTTCCAACCCATGAACTATGGTCACTAATTTTACGTCCTGCCATTGTATGCCCCTTGAGTCTCTTAGACTCTTTTAATTTGTTCTATCTCTTTTTAACACTTAACAAGTAATAATCCAAGAATTGTTTACATAATCCCAGCTTCTTGCTGCATCCCTTGATCTTGCCCTTGCATTTGTTGCTCACCGCCACCGCTAGATGGTTGACTTGCCATTAGTTGTTGAACAAACTTCTTAGAAGCCTCGCTCCTCTCAACATTTTGACGCTGACTTTTTTCTTGTTCCTCATCGTCATAGTTAATTGATTCAAGGTTGTTTGTCTGTAAGAACGTTTCTACTTCGCCAAACTTCTGTATAGTCTCCATGAGTTGCGCAAGAGCTGCCATCTTCTCCTTGCTTGCAAGGGCATGGTTTTTACTAATCATACTCATACGTTCCTCAAACAATCCTACATTGCTTTCGCTACGACTGTCACGTTCTCTAGCTTGAGACAATTGATTATTGATCTTAGACATCATTTCTTTAATCTTAAGCTCTTCAACCGTGTGTTGTAGGTTTGTAGCCTCACTCTGAACCGCTGCCGCTTGCTGTTCTTGCTGTTGTAGGTATGGTATAATCTCGCCTTTGCCAGTGATATTAAGCTTAGGAATGATCATAGAAGGTGGGAATATCTCACGACCAAATGCCGCATTCATGTCCATCATTTGCTGAGCTTGCAAGTTTTGCTGTGTAGGCGTCAAATCGCTTTCTTCAACAACCACTTTGTATTTAGCAAATACTTTGCTGTAGAAGTGCGGTGAAGGTTCTTCCCCTATGTAAAGCATGACCTTTTCAGCGTTCCAATTATTTAAAGCAACCTGTAACAGTAGAACACCTAGCATTCTGTCGCTGAAATCCCATTGATCGAAGTACTTTTGGAATACCATCAAATTGGCTGCCTGCTTCATCAACATAGTAAGAGAGGATATTTGCTTATCTTGCTGACCGCTCCAATTCTCCATATTGATGCCAGATACGCTGTAGATAAGATCTGCCATTTGTTGAGCCAGAGCCATATCGCTTTCAGGCACACCAGAAGGGATAATCTTCTCAACGTCGGTCATTTCGTAACCTTCGTTAATGATTACGTCCCAGCCTTGCCCAGACTTCTTCAGATTATCTTCATTTGCAACAGCGCCAATCTTTCGTTTCCATCCTGCATTGATGGTTGCGGCCGTAATATCATTGTTTGTTATTACTTTATAATTGAAAAGGAACTGAGGGTCCCTCATGGTGCGAACAAGTGACCTCACGCGTAAATCAGGCTGGTTAACATGTGGCTCATAGTTCCAGAAATATGGCACAAATGGACATCCATCAAATCCTAGAGGGTTCTCACCTTGATAGATCAATTGATCATTTAGTACAGTAGCAAGCTTCCAGCAAGGTACCTCAACGGTAACCTCTTCGAGGTCATCGATGCTTTGTAAAATCATTTCAAGATTACCGTCACCACCTGCAAAATCATAAAACTGATTCTTCTTAGGGCTATATAAACGCTTCTTGTTTCGCTTCCACTTGTACCAAACATAAGAAAGCACCATCAAATCATTGCGTGACATGTTTTGATTTTCAGGAAGAAAATAAAACGATCCATAACGTTGAGCTGTACCTGACATCGGTGTTATAGTTGCCACGCGTTCAGGGAAACGGCGTTCTGCTTCCTGCTTGCTTATATACTCTTGACACCATACAAACTGAGCATCTGACATGTCAGGATTGCGGAAATAAGGGTCCACCAAGAAGCTGTTATACTCCCACAATTTTACCTTCATTTCTCCTTGAGCTTGGTCATCGCCTGTATAGTCAAGATAAGGCTGAGCTAGACACATTCCAGCAACTGATGCTAATTCTTTAGCCTTGCTCTTTTGCTCGTGAATACTGCCAGCGTTGGCAACATGCGTTATCAACTTTGTATACTGGTCCGTTGTAAGGTTGTCGGCCCCTTCTGTAGCCTGATACATAAAACTCTTACGATGCTGCCTTTCATATCCAGTTACCATGTTGATCGGTTGCTGTATCAGATTAAAATAATACTGCTGATATGTCGTGGTGGCTGCAAAATTAAAATGATTATTGACGAATGATTGAGCACCAGCATAGAATAAAGTGTCGATATTTGACTGATTCCATCGACTTTGCTCAAGGGGCTGAAACTTACTATACAAGTTATCGAGCCACTGTCTGATATTACTCTCTGACGGCTCTAAATTGTTATTCCAAGGCTGTGAATAAAATGACATTTGACCCCGATATGTTAAAATCTCAACATATCATTAAAGGTTTTATTATAGCAATCATAGGTTATTTTGACGTTTCCATTGCGTAATAGTATCGTATTTATTAACTGATGCTCCATCCCACGCAAAACCACCCCACCAACCTTTTTTAATAGTCCCATCGTCTAACTTTAGATAACACATATCAAAATCCTCAGGTATGTAGTGTTCGGCCTCAGCATATCCTTTTTGATCATATATCACTTTTGTATACCTGAACCCATTGCGACCGACTTTTTTGGCGTGGTTATCTAGTGACATTATACTTGTTCCTTAAAAACTCATTAGGATTGTGAGTATACGGATTGTATGTTGCAACCTTATGAGTAGCAATTACATAGCGTAAAGCGTCGACCGCGTGATCCCCCTTTTTAACCGGCGCATCATCACCCATCTTACTTTTTTTCGTGTCCCATACATAGTTACCTATTTCGCGAATGAGGTTTTTGCAATCTTGCAGTATGTACAAGTTACCTTTAGCCATTTCGTTGCACATTAGGTTAATGCCTTCGTAGACGTCATTGTTAGCCGCTATAACGTGCATACCACGGCGTTGCAATTCAAGCTTAAATGATGCAGCGCTAGGGTCGAGGTATATAGCTCTTACGCCGTAGGGTTCCAGGAAATCGTATACATCTTGCGCTAGCTCGCTGTTAAGCTTTTGCCTGCCCTGCACCTTGCAATCCCAGAAATATTCAGCCTCAACCCACAAACGCTTACCGGTTTGATTTGCCTGACCAGTAGACACGCCCACCAGCACGCATGCAAAAGCGTTAGATATGCCATAATCGATTCCGGCAATAAAATACTCGGCGGAAGCCGGAGGACGCTTTAGAACGTGGATCGACTTGTCGAAAAAGTCGAAGATGGCACCCTCGGCCAAACACCACATTCCTAGATAATTCCGCTTATAGAAAAGCCCTGTACAATTGTTTTTAAGGCGTTGTTTATAGTTTTCATCCACGTATGGATTATCCTCGAGCATGAAATGCATGCTGTAATAGTTTGCGTCGCCGTCGACGCCTTTATCAATCCATTGCTTTATGATATGATCAGGGTATGTCGGGTTGCAGCTGCAATATCCTTTAGACCAGCTGTTAGATAGCCGTGAGTCTATCATTTCAATGATGCTTTGCGGGTATAAAGTAATCTCGTCACAATATACTAGAGACATGGTTTTACCCTGAAACTGACCAACTGCGCCCTCATCTTTTGCACCGAGGATCTTTATAGTTTTATCACGATACTTGAGGATACGGTTGCCGGGTGACCATGTACAAAACGGACGGAATATGGCAAACTGCGGGCTCTCAAACAATAGCTTGACCGCGTTCTCGTAGATAGTCTCCGAACTATGACCTACCATAAATATTTGAGAATCCTGGCAGATGGCGGCGTCTATCATAAACGCAAATAGCGTACCAACCGTTTTCCCTGTCCTAACTGCACCGTTCGCTATATTCCATTTGGCCGTGGCCTCTTGAACAAATTGCCATTGCTTTTCTGAGAGCGGTTTATCCATAATACCCCTTTACCATTAAC